TGACAGCGCCAAGTCCTCTGTAATGCTGTCGTAATCCACCCAGTCTGAGCTAGATGGATCTGGTGTGAAGCCGCAAGTGCCGTAGTTGGTAGCTGAGAAGTCACCGTCAGTTGCCGTAGCTCGCCAGTGACATACGACTACGCCACCGTCTGCAAGCGTTCTTTCCATTTGGCTGATTTGCCATACTGCTGTCATGTTGTTACTCCTGAACTACAGAATTGGTTTCTGGGTTCCACTTCTTGCCAACAAGTTGCACGTTAGCATCAGCAGCCCAAGCGTTAATTTCCGCTTCGGCAGCAGCAAAAGCCTCTTGCACATAAACTTCTTCTGTCTTGCCTTCAACGACTGGAATCAGCCTGTCAATCGCAAGACTTTTGCCGTTAGTTGTAACCATAAAGCCGATTCGCTTGTTGTCGCCTTCGGTCTCAAAGTTCTTAATTTCATATTCCATTTTATTAACTCCTGTTAAATTGCGTTTGCGCCACTAATTAAAAATGCCATATTTTTGCTCACACCAGTTCTGTTTTTAAATGTTATGCCATGACTGTTGCTATTTTTTATGATGCAAAATGAACCATCTGTATCAGAAGTAACGAAGCTGTTTGACCCTTGTGACGCTATTAAAACGGGCTGGCCTTTGTAAGTTGCAAAATACACACCCCCATCACCTGACCCTTGGTCATAAACGTGGATGAATATTGCGCCTGCTACTCCAGCGGTCATTGAAACAGTAGCGTCGTCAGCCACGGTTATGTAGTTTGTGGTAAGCGTTGCAAACTTAGTGTACCCAGAACCAGAGCTTCCGTAGATAGCTCCCGCTGAATCGATTCGGAGGCGTTCTGTGCTGTCTGTAAAGAACATCATCGGGGTTGCGCTACGGTTAATGATAGTAGAACCAGTAGATGTCGTACCAAAATCGGTAGTTACACCTGTATTTGTGTTCTCAACGCGCATGTATTGTGTACCAGCTCCGCTGATATGTAATTTTGTAGTGGATGCAGGAGAACTCGTCCCGATTCCCACGGAGCCTGATGAGTTAACGACTAACTTGGCGCTTGTGCCGCCAGCGTCAGTTGCGTTGCCTGCGTCTGCACCAATAAAGAAAGCATCGCCTGCAATAATATCGGTATCAGCACGACCTACCCACCATTTATCAACGCCAGCCGACTGGAAGCCCACTGCGTTATACCGATTTGCAGGAGAGTTTAGAAGTATTGCATTGTTGCTGGTGCTTTCAACGGATAAAGTTTCGCTTGGCGAATTCGTACCAATCCCCACTTTGCCTGATGAGTCAAACGTAGTCTGGTTAGCGCCTCCCGACCCTGTATTTATACTTACAGAGCCACCACTATTAATCTGACGTATCTTAGTTGATAAATTGGCATCATCCGCATAGATACCTATACCGTATGACCTCGCAGCGTTTTGAAACCAAATAGTGTCTGAGACTGTGTTAAAAGTAGCACTAGGCGAATCCGTCCCGATTCCAAGTCGCTCCGCCGAAGCGTCCCATACAAACTTTGGAGTCGTGCCTGTGTCCTCATACAGCGACAGATCTCCGCCTGAACTTATTTTTAAGCGGTCAACCATTATTCCAGCAGTAGCTGGCGCTGTTTGAACAATATAACTACTTGTTGCACCTGAACTTCCTTCTTGGGAAATTCCAGTTCTTACTCTGACACCTGAACCTGCGCCAGAACCGTCAGCAGATTTATAATCAGTTGCCGCAAAAATATCACCAGATGCCCAAGAACTTCCTGTGTCAGTATCTGAAATAACCACAACCACAGGTGTTGTTGAGCCACCGCCACCACCGCTGTTACCCGTTACGGCGATGCCGCTGGCAGTTGTTGCTAGTTTGGTAGCCCCTCCATGCATTAGCTCAACTTCTGCACCATCTACTGCCTTCAAAAAGTTCTCACTTCCTATTGCATTTTGAAGGCGCATGTCTGTTCCGCGAATAAGCAGATTGCCTGTACCAGAGTCCTCAATTACAGACACTGACCCTGTGTGATAAATCTGTAGGTCGCTGCCAGCGCCGAAGATGGCTTTGGCATTGTCAGCAAAAGTTGCATTACCTGCGTGAGCAGTTGTAGACCCAAAGTCTACAGCACCATCAATGTCCACGACATCAAGGTTAGTTGTGCCGTCTACATCTAGATCACCATTAAAGTCTACGTTACCTGCAACAGTAAGCGTTGTAGCCATGTCAACAGCACCGTCTATATCTACAACATCAAGATTAGCTGTACCATCTACATCAATGTCTCCAGAAATATCTAGGCTTGCAAAGACTGAAGTTCCTGTAGCTGTTACAGAGCTATTAAACGTAGCCGCTCCTGTCGTTGCGTTTATTGTTAAACGATTAGCAGAAGCGTCAACATCATATACACTATAATCGTCCGTACTCCCCTGCATACCTACTTGCCATTTTCCAACATTATCAGAAATAAGCTGTGTTATAGCTACGCCAGCAGTATTTGTCCTGTGTAGGTTTATAGCACCGTTACTGTCTTTAGCTGTAATGACTGTACCCGTAATAGCCGCAGGAGTTGTGCCACCAATAACAGCACTATCAATTGTGCCGCCATTAATGTCTGCTGTATCAGCTACAAGGCTATCAATGTTTGCAGTACCGTCAATGTATAGGTCTTTCCACTCAGAACCCGAAGCACCTAAGTCATAAGTATTATCTGCGCTGGGAAGAAAATTAGAAGCTATATCAGCACTAAAGGCTACTGTATCCGTAGCAGCATCTCCAAAGGTTAAGTTACCTGCAATAGTTGCGTTGCCTGTAACAGTAAGATTGCCACCTACGCTAAGATCATTAGTAGCCGTTACATTTCCAGTAAGTGTAGAAGCACCTGTAACGCCTAGAGTTCCAGCAACCGTGGCGTTGACATCGACATCCAAAGTATCAATGTGAGCTGTTCCATCCAAGAATAAATCTTTAAACTCAAGTGAGGATGTCCCAAGATCAATATCATTGTTAGTAACAGGAACAATAGCACCATCTTGGATACGAATCTGTTCCACTGTTCCGCTTGAAACTTGTACATAAAAACCCCACCTGTTGTTTGTGTTATCTACAACAATCTTGTTTAAAAAGTCTATGTCACCAATCTGCGGAATGTTACCGCCTTGACCGCTAGTACCATCGTGCTTGTGTCCAGTAGAGCTGTCACTGCTTGCAGAGTATGCAAAAGCGTTTACTACTTGGTTAAATTCATTATTAAATAAAGCCGCTGTAATTGTATCGCCATCAGCAAACGAACTTTGTCTTGTATAATTCTGAGCCATTAATTTATCTCCTGCCTGAAGGCATATAATCTATGTAAATACCGTTTACAGCGTATGATGGTTTTTGGTCGTCGCTAAAAATTCTAAAGCTACATGTATGTCCAGAGCCTTCCAATGTAAGACGCTCCATAGGGTCACTGGTTGCTCCAAAGGTGACAGCATTAAATGTTGCTGTTCCAAAGATAGCTGGTAAAGCAATTGTAGATATAGCAAAAGGTTCTGGTTGTGGGACGCTAGGATCTTCATAATCATAACGTACCCTAAAACTAGGAAGAACTGCTCCTTCAGGACTAAAAGAAACTCTAGCGTATTTAAGAGTTTTTCTAGTTCCTACGTCACCAAAGTCAAAGTCAGGAGTTTGATAAACTGATGAAATATTAGTAGCTACTCCTGCATTATAAAAAGAAGTACCTGCTGCATGGTTATAAATAAAACCATCTTTGTCACCATGATATACTTGCTCTACGCCATTTGCATCTAAGTCAGAAATAATACCCAGTGCTTGAATGCCTAGTGTTTCTGACCATTCAAAACCATTAGATGTTAATGTTCCGATAATACCTTTAGCAACTGAAGGACTTTCAGTATTAGTGCTATAAAATAATCTGTACTGAGACTTACTTCTTAAAACTGCGCTAGTAATAATGAAACCAGAGTTAGCCGCTACATCTTTTAATATTTCTTGTATTTGTCTACTAACAGAGCTTAACTCTACGTCACCAATACGCGCTGTGCCTGCCACAGTACGCACACCATCAGGTGCAAGAAATAAAATATCACCGCCAATTTCTTGTATGCTGCCGTGAGATAAACAACCTACGTTAGTTGTAATAGGCGTAACTGATATACTAGCAGCATCGTTAATGTTAGAAAGCTTGTGGATACTATTTTTACAGAAAATAATTAAATCACCACGAAAGCTTGCTAGTCCTACAACAGCATCAGAAATTACTACACTGCCTGATCCTGTACTGCTAAAACTATCTATATGATTTGTACCGCTATAGTACACAGTATTTTTAGATGACGCATCACCCGCAACAACAAGGTGCTTATCATGTATAACTGCTATTGCAGGGCCTACAGTGCTGCTTACAGTAATTTCTTTAGCAAAAAAGGTTCTAGAGCTTAAACCCGCTGTTCCTGTCATTTGAAATAAAAATGGCTCATTGACTCCATCACAGATTACAATTTGCCCGTAATCTGAAGTACCCTCATAGATTGCAAAAGTACAGCGTCCCTGATTTGTTCTAGCGGCATTTGCACGGCTGTTAAAAGTTCCGTAGTCATCACCGCTACTATGAACATCAGCTTTGTTGATTTGCATCCATGTTTCTTCACCATCAACACTGAAGAATATACCAGTGCCTGAACATACAATAACGCCATCAGCGTAAACAGCCATGCCTAATACTGCTTCACTA